GTTCTCAGCGCCGGTGATCAGCCCATCAAACGCCGATGCCATGGCGTCGCCCAATGTGTTAGCGATGCCCTCAGTAATGGCGCTCACTTCCTGCTGCTTTTCGGCGATCAGCTCAACACCATCCAGCTGCCGTTGCATATCCTCAAGCGCAGACTGTTGCACCTGGCGGTCAATCTCCCGCAGCTGTAGGCGCTGCTGCTCTTGGCTGATGATCTCTAGGTTCTTGCGCTGCTCTGCGTCTTTCAGCTGACTGATCTGCCGTTGGCGATCTTCAAAATCAAACGCTACCTGTAGCCGTTGGCGCTCGATCTCAGATGCAGCATCAAGCAGGATGGCCTGACGGGACATCGATCGGCCAAGCTGCGCGCCTTGCTCGCGGGAACGTGCGAGCTCATCGGCTTGCTTCTTGGCTGCATCTGCCGCGGCTTTGCCGATGCCGGCGCGGCCGCCACCGGTGGTGCCGCCAGCTGCCGTTTGTCCGCCACCAGCCAACGGCACAGCGCCGCCAGCACTTCTGTCACCCGATCGAGCAGAAGCCAGCAGTTCATCGCGCTCTCGCCGAAGCACTGCCAAGCGACGATCAATACTTGCCCTTTCACGGTTCGCGGCGCTTTGGCGCTGCCGCTCAAGCAGGCTGATCTCTTGCCCCTTTTGTGCGGCCATGTTGCGAGCCGCCGCCACAGCCGGCGCGCCACCAGCAGCAGCGGCACCTGCCAGCTTCTGTGCCTCGCTGCGATAGCTTGCCAGCGCATAGACCGCTGCCGTAATGCCGGCCGCCAATGCAACCCAAGGGCCAGCCGCTAGCAGCGCAGTCCATGCACCAGTACCAGCCAATGACAGCACGGCAGAAATGGCAGGAGCTAGAGCCACAAAGGCAGCCGTCACTCCCACGACTCCAGCCGTCAACGTCTTGACCGGCCCGGGCAGCTGCCCAAACAACTGCAGCAGATCCGTTCCAATCTCCACCAACGGGATCACCGCCGGCAGCAGCTCTGATCCGATCGCGCTGCTCAAATCCTGCACGGAGTTCTGAAACTCCTTGAACTTCTGTGCTGGTGACAATGCCAGCAGGTTCTGAATCTTGCCGCTGTTTTCGTCAAAGCCCTTAGCCAGCGCATTGATGAGAACATCAGATGTGATCTTGCCCTCAGATCCGAGATCCTTCAGTTCGCCAACGGTCACGCCCATTTCAGTGGCGACCAGCCGCAAGATGCCGGGCACAGCTTCCGCAATGCTCCGGAACTCATCGCCCTGAAGGCGCCCACTGCCCAGCGCTTGGCTCAACTGCAGAAAGGCATTTGCTGCATCTGTTGCTGTGGTGCCGCTGGCGAGCGCCACAGCATTAAATCCTCTGTAGACCGTTTGGATCCGCTCAAGGCTGATTCCAAGCGGTCGCAACCTAGCGTAGACATCAGCTACGCCGCTGGCCGCTTCAATCTGGGACTGCCCAAAGGTCTTGGCAGATTGCGCTACGAATTGCTGCAGTCGATCAGTTTCGCCATATTCGGCACTGAGGGATTTCAACCGCAGATCAAGTTGCTCTACCGACGTAGCAGTACGGACCATGCCCGCCACCGCAGCACTTGCTCCAATGCTGAGGACGGCACCCTGCAACCCACGAAATGCTGACCCAAGCCCCTGAGCTGAGATGGCAGTTCGTTTCGATTGGCCTTCAACATCTTTCAGACGGTCCTGCAGCTTTCCAAGTTGCGGCAGGCCGGTCACATTGGCCTTGATCCGCAGAACCGCATCCATATTCATCGCCATCACCCAGCCCTCCCGCTTGTGGCCGGCTGCGCCTTGGCAAACAGCTGCAGTGCGTGCGCTTCCATGATCTGCAGGTTCTCCAAGGCCTCACGCCTGTTCCTCACATCGTAGAGATCCATCAGCGAAAACAGCACGCCATAATCCAGCCCGCACCGGCCACTCATGCCAATCCTCCACTGCGTGGACATCAGCATGAACAGCATCACCGCTTCCTCATGCTCAGGCCATACAACCACATCCGCCGGCCGCCTTACATGCTCCGGCAGATGTGACTCAGGCAACCCATACCGGGCTAGCTGCTCCTCAAGGTCTGAACCGGCGCCGTCGCCACCGCGATACCAGTAATCGACGACGCCTATCAGTTTCCCTTCTTGGTGGGCTCCAGAGACTGCTGCCACTGCTTGACGATCTGCCCAGCAACGGTCGGCAACTTCAACAGCTGATCCAATGCCCGATCGCTGAACGGCACCGCGTCGCCCTCGTCGTCGAACACATCATCCCAGTCCACCAGCACTTCCTTCGCAGCGCTGATGTCGTCGATCTCCTGCTGATCAGGATCGGCCAGGCCCATGCTCTGCATCCGCACCGTCCGCCGGATCTCTTCAATCCGCGACTGGCTCAGCCATGCAAAGATTCCCGTGAATGACTCCGTAGCACGTTTGCCGTCATCAGCCGGCAGCGTGATCTTCAGGGGCCAGCGGTAGGGCTCCTTCTGCTTGAGAACAAGGGCCATGCAGATCAGGTGAATGCGAGAGTGAAGTCATCGTTGCCGGCTGAAGTCGGCAACAGACGGAACGGCAGGGTCACATGAGTCACGCTGTCGCTTTCCACAAAGGTAGGCGAATCAAAAGCCGCCTGATTGGCGGTGAAAGTTGCGATGTTGCCAGCGGTGCCGCCATGCACCCATGTGATCGCTCCCTCAGTTTGAGCGCTTGCGATAGCCAGGAAATCCTTGGTAGCGAAGGCTGGGAGCTCGATTGTGATGCTGCCGCTAGTGCGGCGATCAGTCAGCCGCACCTGTTTGGCACAGCCGGCCTTCTGCTCGAAGACCATCTCAGTGCCGAGGCTCAGCGAGAACTCCGTCATGCAGGCCGAGAAGCCATGCACGCTCACGGTGGCGGTGTTGTCAGCATTCACCACAACCGGCGCGGCTTGGTCGCTGTAGGTCTCGCTAGGACGGCTTAGCGCGGTCGGTGCAGACCAGATCCCCATGTGCGAGAAGGCAATCGTCGGGATGCTGTTAACTGCCAGATTCAGATCAAACGAACCGCGGATGCCACCGATCGACTGCTCGCTGCCGTTGTCGATGAAGAACTGCATCGCGTAGCTGCTGAATGCAGTGCTCACCGGCGCATAGGTGACGCTGGTGCCGCCCACGATGGTTTCGCCGAGACCGGATGCCTTGAGCATCGGGCCAAAGCGTGGCGCCGTGCCAGCAGTACCACTGCCAGCGAGCTCCACCGTGGCGCTGATCGGCACTGACCGCTGAGCCACCAAGCCTTTGCGGTTGCCGAAATAGGTCTGCACCGTCTCGCGCTCGGCCAGCTCAAGGCTGAGCGGTTCAACGTCCAGCTCGGTGAACAGCAGCGCATCAGTAGCCGCTGGACTGGGAGATGTGTTGTAGGTGGATTCGGCCTTGACCAAGGCCAGTCGGTTACGCCACAGGGCCATGATCAATCCTCAGAAATCGGGGCAGCTTCTGGCTCATTCTGGCAGGGTTGCTCTTCGCCAGGCTGCACCGTGCGCTGCGTGCAGATCCATTTGCCATCAATCAGCTCGTACGATCCGCCATCAGACGGCAACGGCGGAATAGATGGTTTGCGGGCCATGTTCAATTAGCCAATGAGATCACGCTATCAAGCCTGCGTCAGATCGGCCTCACGGGTTCGATACTGCACTTCATAGGTGTGAACCCACCACATGCTCGATAGATCTCCTGGGTCGATCTGTGGGTCGTTATTGGTTGGCACGATGTCCGTTGCCAAGCCGCCAATCGTGGTGTCGGCCATGATCAGCGCATGAGCTGAGACGATGATCGGATCCGCAAGGCTGTCTGGTGTTGCGCCTCGGGTGTGAACGATCACTTCAACATCAAGCGTATGGTGCAGCTTGCAGGTGCTGTGCCGCTGCGCACGGCCGGGGCCAGGCTGAATGACCAGCACTGGCGCTTCGCTGCGACCGAAGGCCTCAGCTCGTGAGCGGTAGACAGCCCGCACGCCACTGGTAGCGGCCAACGTAGTGGTCAGGGACTGCAGAATCTGCTCGCGGATGCTGGCCATCAGCTGCGCACCTCGATCGCGCTGATGCGGCCGCGTTGGAATTGGATCGTGGTTGTGTCGCTGATGTTGGCTACATAAAGCGCAACCTCATCCCCATCGGCGAGCTCAACCATCCAGAAGCAGAAGAGCTTTGCAATCTGCCCCGTAGAGCCGCTGAAAGCTCGGCACTCAGACTGATCAATGCCAACGCCGTTCTTGGCCAGCTTGATGCCAAGCGTATGGTTGTTGCCGGCATAGGCATCCATGCTGGCCTGAACCATGAAGAGCTTGGTGGCGCCGCTGTCGTTCTTCAGGCCAAACGTATCGCTAGTGCCAAGCACCACCTGATAGTCGGTTGCGCTGTCAAACGTCGCCGTGAGGCCTGTGCTTTGGTAGGTGCCGGCGCTTGTGATGGCAATGGTGCCGCTTGTGGTTTTGCTGGCCTGGCCGCGTGCCAGCACACCCTCGATGTAGTAACTCAGGCTTGACCATGCAGTCGTGCCATCACCGATCTTGTATCGGCGTGTGTCGGTCTCAACCCCGATCTCACCCTGCAGCAGAACAGGGTTGGCAGCGGTCCAATCAGCTGCCGTGTCGTTGCGCAGCTTGAAACGGGTGTAGGTCGTCATGCGCCGCCGCTATCGAGCACGTTGCCTTCAATGTAGGTCGTGTCAGCAGCGCCACCATCCATCACTACGGTGCTGGTGGTGCTAACGCTGTCGCCATCAAGCACCGTGTCGTCTGATGTGTTTTGCTCTGGCGTCACAGTGCGCTGGAGGGTCAGGCTGCAGAAGGCACCATCGTCTAGCAGCATCGGCGGGCCAATCAACGTGTAGGGATAGCCATCGACGTTGATGCCAGCGCCGTGCATCAGATCACCGAACAGATCAGCTCGGCATATCAGGCTGTAGTCCGTGCTGACCACCATGCCGCCGGCAATGGTCTCGCTTGGCATGTCGAGGATGCCATTGCCTGAGACGCTGCCGGCCGTCACTGGCACCGCCATCTCGTCGGTGTCCAGGAACAGGTCTAAGTCTTCGGTGAAAGCCATAGCAGCAGGTTAGGCAAACACTCTCGCCGGTTGCTCCGGCCACACTGCATACTGCAACCACTCATCCGGCACTACACCGCGATAGTTGATGTGCCAACCTTCGAGCACTTTAGGCGGGGTGATCATATTGCCATCTTCATCCCATTCACCACCACGGGAGATGGTGCCGACAACATCAAGGGCGTGGCTGTGACTAGCGGTGATCAAACGCACGATGCCATCCTCATCCATGACAGCAAACCCCGCAGCCTTGATGGCGTCCATGCCAGTCGCTTCATCTGGGAAGCGGAACATGGTAGGCGTGGGAGGTGTGAGGAGTTCTTCAGTCATTAGCGTTGCTCACCACGAGGGCTAGGTGGTGATTGCCTGCAAAACTTCATTCGGAAGACGTTGGCTCCAATAAGCGAGGCGTTTTAACGTTCCATTTAGCTGAGTAGCGCCGTTCAAGCTGCCAATAAATAATTGGCTAGCGTCCAAGGTTCCAGCCATCGTGGCGTTGTCGCCGGCTGAGCCAACCTGCAGGCGGCCTGCAGTCCCCGAGTAAGCCACGGCTGCTTTGGTCGTGCCTGCAGAAAGTGTTTCTCCGGTGCCGGGGGCAGGCGTAAACGCATTGCCAATGTTGGCGCGGAACTTGTCAGCAACGACTTGAGGCTGCCTAAGACTGATGTCGTAGTTGGCGCCATCAAATTGATAAACAACCTGCGTTTGCGTAGCAGATTGAATGATGCGTGAATCGCTAAAAATACTTCCTTCGCTTGCATTGAACCAACTAGAGAAGTTGCTACCACTAATACTGGCCACGTCAGCAGCGCGGGTGGCAGTAGAGCCGGTTGTGGGGATGTAACTGGTGGGGAAAGATACACCTGATCCACCGGTATCAATTTCTAAGTTTGCGTACTCCACAGTGCCGCTCACAGTGACGGTCAGCGTACCAGCCGTTGGAGTAAAGGTCAGCGCAACGCGTGATGGATATGCTCCAGTACCCACTAAGGTGGCCGAATGTGCACCGCTCAAC